CGATGATCCAGCCATCACGCGAGCCAAGGAATGCGGGGCATTCACGACGTTCAAGCGAAATAAATTGGAGCATGCGTTTCTCGCGATGAATAACGCCACGGTGGGAGTATGGAAGCTCCCACCGAGGCGACAGGGACCGGTACCGCTGGCACTGTTTCTCAGCTAGTGAGGATCACCTCCTCTCACGAGTGAGTGAGTCCACCGGCCCCGTGCACGGTCAGGCGAATAGAACCGCCAGTTTCATAATGAACTCGATCAGCTTCATGATCTTTTCCTGATTCGCTGGATCGGTAATCCATTCGATCAGTTGGCGAATGAGATCGCCGGGAGCGCCGGCCGGCGGATTGAAACCGGCTTGGATCGCGCAGCCGACAATCTGCTCGTCGGTGACTTTCTGACAACAGCGGAAGGCTTTCACCCAGCCGGCCGCACCGGTCCAGCCTTGTTCTTTCGCGAGTTCGGACGCAGCACGGACACGAAGCCGGAGCAGGCCGATCCGTGGCGTGTCCGCCGCTCCGACGACGCCCTGCACGGGTGCCTGGTCATCGACGGGGATGACAATCACGACTTCTGGTTTTTCGATATTCGGGTCTGTCTTGACCGTGAGCTTGATGCCGACCGCCGCTCCGATCGCCCCGGCGAACATCATCACGAGCGGCAGGATCGACGTTTTCCAGTTTGCTTTGAGCCATTCCATAACAGAGACCTTTCGTGTGGTCGGATCGTGTGAGTGATTACTGACAGCCGCCGCCGAACAACCGGCCGAAGATGCGGCCGAGCAGTCGCGGGCGATTCTGCCAGAACGAGCGAATCGGCTGTGAAGCCGCGACGGGTGCATCGTCGGCCATCGCCACTGGCGACTTGACGACGACCGCGAATTGCTGCGGTTCGTCTGTAACTTCGACATTGACGGGCACCATCTGGCAGACGCCATTGATGCACTGCTGGACGTACCGCGTCTCGTACCGCTTCACCTTGACCGGTTCGGGCTGGGGCAGCGGCTCGTTGTCGGCGTCGGCTTCTTCGGCGGATTCCGTCGAGCCGAACGAGATGAAGAATTCCGTATCGGCAGACGCGATGCCAGTTCCGCTTGGCTGTTTCGGTTGCTCTTTCTTCGCATCATCGACCATCGACTTGAGCAGCTCCGCCGATGGGGTGACATTGACGCTCGCTTTCCGGTCGCACTTCCCGCCGATCCGACAGGTGAACACGATGCACTTTGCGTCCTTCGATTCGGGGTACTCCTTGACCGAACAGTGAACGACATCGACGGCCTTGAGCGTGTCAGCGGGTGGCTTCGTATCGATCCAGAGAACCAATGGCTTGGCCTGTACTGAGGCCCGCTCTTTTGCTTTGCCCAGATCGTTCATCACGGGTGGGCCAGAGGCGATGGCCCGCGTGTCTAAGTCGGCTGCTTTTGCCAGGGCGAGAGCTGCGGCAGCTTTGGCCTTGGATTTTTCCTTTTGCTTGTCGACCGAGAATGCCGGGGTCGCGATCAGGATCGTCGCGGCAAGTACGAACAGAGACTGCATCGCATTGTCCTTTGTGTTATCGGTCCGCGTCTGGGGCAATTACGCCTTGCCGCCTCATTCGGACCACGTTCAAGAAACCCATTGCACACCACGACAAGGGCAGGTCGGTGTTGTGTTCCCAGCAGGGCCGTTCTCTCGCCGGTCGAAACCAGCCGAGTTGAGAGGCCGCAATTTTCAGTGACTCCAATCGCGATCGGTCATCCGCCCACCATTCGCCCTCCGCGATCGTCGCGTAGTTCGGGCACTGATCGATCACGAACGCGGCCAGCGTCGGGTGATTCCGTTCCGACCAACCGCCGAGCCAAGCCATCAGCAGGGCGAGAATCATGGCCGTCTCCTTACGGGGCCAGCGGGTGATCGACGCCGGCGAACAGTTCCTTCTGCGGACGCGGGGCATTGATCCAGAAGTCGGGTAGTCTTCGGGCCGGGAAGCCAACAGCGTCGCTGAACGCGATGGCATCACCTTCGCGGAACATGCGGTCAGCCGTGGCGTACTCGACAAAGAAGCAGCCGGAGTCAGGAATGTTCTTGCCGCCCTTCGGCCCGCGGTGGACACTGTCGCCCCACGAATTCATCAGCAGGAACCCCTTGCGGTTGCCGACGGTGACTCGCCCGAGAATCGCCGTGCAGTGGCTCCACGAGCCGGACGCCCGAACGAATCCGTCCTGGTCCCGGTTCCACGGTCCGCGCGAACCGAAGCCGAGTTGGGCTCCGACGGCAATCGGGTAGCCCTGACCGATGGCTTTCCAAGCCTCGTCAGCATTGCGGACGAACGTGATTCCCTTGACTGGTGATTCGCGGGCGACGGTTTCAAGATTGTCCGGCACGCCGGTCGAACCGAGCTTGCGGCAGAGACGAGTCGAGTACGCGGACAGGTCGAGGTCGCCGTAGACGCCGCGGGGCACGACGCCCCACTTCTTGACGAACTCACCGGCCCAGGCGGTGACGCTGCCGTCGCCACGGATCCGGCCGCCGCCGACTTCCACGCGGGAGCCGCCGTAAATCACTTCTTGCACGAGGTCGCGGTATTCGGGCGGCGGCAGGCCCGCGTTCATCGCGTTCGCGATTTGAATCAGAAGCAGATGTTCGATGGCCGTCGCCGTGCCGAATGAGACACACGAGCCGACGTCGCCCTGGTTGCGTATCGGAAGCCACGAGCCGAGAACAGCAACAGCGGCATCGGTGAGCAGCACATCCTTCGTATCGTCGCCCTGCACGGCGCGGCCGGCCGGCGTGTCGCCGAAGTAAATCTGACCGACGGGCAGGGACGCTTTGACGGCTTCGCGGGCGTCGCGGTCATCGACCCATCCGCCATAGAACTTCTCGCCGGCATCGCCTTCCGCGACAGGTTCGGGCAGCGGGCCCGATGGGTTGACGACAACCGGCGGGCGGACCACCAGAGCGATGACAATCGCGCAGATGACAATCATCGCACCAGTCAATACCGCGATTGCAATGGTCTGCTTCTTATCCTGTCGATCCGAAGTCATGAATAAACCTCATTTGAATGAATGGATAAATCAGTCGCCGATGTTCCAACGCGGTACCGGCTGCGAGCATTTGAAAGACACGACCAGGCAGACCACCATCAAGGCGTACCAAGCGATGACTTCCCACGCAGGTGGCTTTCCCCCGAATCGTCTCATTTCGAAACCTCATCAAGGGCGGCTTCGATACGGGCGAAGGCAGCGGTTGCACCAGACCGGATTGCGGGGTCGAGCGTGGTATCCGGCGACTTCAAGACAGCGGTGAGTTCTTCGCTGATGACCTTGCGGACAGCCGGCAAACGGTCGGCCGCAAGCGATGCCCCAGCCGCACGCACGCGAGCGATCAACTGGCCAACCGTTGTCAGTGTTGGATCGTCGGCCAGCTTCTGCTCGACCGCGACCGAGTACAGCGCCGACAGCTTCCCCGCGTCGGCTTTCTTGTCGGCCAGAGTGCCAGGATCGGCCGCGAACGCCGTTGCGATCTTTGCCTTGAGCGGATCGTTCACAGGCGGTGGCGAGGGCGGGATTGGAACGGGTACGCCGTTGATTTCCGCAAGCCGCTTCTGCAAATCAAGCAAACGAGTATTGATCTCGGCGGTCAGATCGTTGGCGAGTTTCGAGAGTTCAACTTGCTGTTTTTTCGTCGCGGCGAGTTTATCGAGCAACGAGTCTACCGACGCCGGCTCCTGGGCGACGGCCGACGATGCGACCATAAGCAGGATAACCATCGCCGACATCGTTTTCGTAACACGCATTGAACTCCCCTCGAAACAGATAATGAAGCCAGGTTGGCCAAGAGGATCATCCAGCGACGACTCGGCCGGTCTTACGTCGCATGATCACCCGATCGTCACCATTCGGCTGGTAGACCAGATCGACGGTGCCCCAGCTTCCGGGAATCATGGCCGCCGTGTGAGCCGAGGTGACAACGGCCCGGATCGTCCAGGCGTCGGCATCGACGACGAGAACGTTCTCGGCGTCCTCGTGATCGAAAACGAGCGGAGCGGACAGGCCGAACCCGGTGTAGACGACACTCCATTCGTCTTCGGCCGTTGGATCAACCGGGACATCGTCCGCACTGAAAAGCCAGTCACGCCCCTCACCAACGGCGATTATTTCGGTCTCTCCGTACGGCACGGATGATGGGGCGGTCGTGTCGAACCCAATCGCTCGCACACCAATGACTTCGTCTTCGCTGGGCAACGGCACCGCGGATCGACGAGGTCCGATGGCATTCCGGCCGGAGCGGGGCAAGCCGTCGGCGTCGTATTCGAGGGCGTGTTCTTCGCCGCCGAACGTGACGTACGAATCGGTGTCGAGCACCAAGTCGTCGGGCACACCTTTGCCGCCGATTTCTTGAAACACTTTGTAGGACGGGTCTTTCGTCGTGTAGTCGCCGCCGGCAATCAAACTGTTGACGAAATAGCGGCTCATCCCGCTGTACGCGCACTCTTCCGTGTTGAAGCCGAACCACACGGCATTGTGGTAAAGATTCACCCGCCGCACGGGGCTGGATCGGTTCAGAAAGACGCAGCGGTTCGCGATGTAGCTTGCCCCCGGCGATGTCCCTTGCGAGCGCTGGTGGCTCACCCAGGCGAACTGACCGGCCAAGACATTTTTCGTTTCAAAAAGGCAATGAAACATGCTGGCGAGAATGCTCGCGACGGGGGTGTACCAACTGGTGATGTCCGACGCGGGCCTGGATGAGTCGAGTCCGCAATCCACACTGATCGTGCAGTTGATGTGATTCGAGGTGAGCATCCCGGCATTGATCGGATTCCCGGCATTCGTGAGCGAACCGAGTTGCGTCATCCCGACGTAAGAATTGATGATGAATTGAGCATCGCCAAGTCCGCTGGCCGACCATTTATTCAGTGAGTCGAAGTGGCCTTCGTTGATGTACTTTTGCCGGTGCGGGATAGAGCAGTTTACGATAAAGTGCCGGCACGCCTCGATGTCCGTCCCGGCATCGCTCATATCCCCGAAGCCGCCGAAGTTGGTGATTTGGCCCGGCGTCGCCGTCGCGTGGCACTCATAAATCACGTCGAGCAGCGTGACGTAAGGTGCCCCGCTCGTGTGCGAAATAAAGGCCGTCCCGCCGTCGAGCGCATCCGGCCGCGGGATGTAGCCACCGAGCACCGCGACGTGCGAGCAGAACATTTCCGTTCCGCCTTCGAGACTGTTCGCGGTGATGAGGACGGCCCCGCCTTGCGACGATTGCCAGCCGACCGAGCAGTTATCCACAAACAGAATCACGCCTTCGTACGAAGGCTGCGAGCCGGAGCCGGACGCGGTGACGATATGATGCCGCGAGCAGTAGGTGATGCAGGAGTCGAGGACGTACAGCGTCGCGTCGCCATATCCCCGCAGGTGGATCGCATTGCCCGCGGTGCCGTCTGCTCCGTAAGGGCCGATGCAGACGCCCGATATTTCCACGCCGACGACCGCGACTTTGCCCGTCGCGAGCACGCCCGTCGTGTTGTTGTTCCCGATCATCGCCTGTGTGAACGTCGGGTCTGGCGTGAGGCATTCGTAATATTCGAGCAGTTGCGAGCGAGTCGTATAAGGCCGGAAGTAGAGCCGGCCGTCGCCGGCATGATTGACCCAGCACGTTCCAGGGGCCGCATCGACTTCGGCGATTGACGAGACGTGCCGGAAGGCCACGTCCTTACGGCCGTACAGGCGGATTGTGTACCACGATTCCGCGCCCGGCTTGGCGACGCTGTAGGTGTTCGCGAACGCATCGGCGCGAGTGACCGACGTCTCAAACGAACTCAACTGGACCGGCGTCTTCCAGCGGTTGAAGAACGGCAAGCCGAGCGTCTGATCGCCGTAGTTCGTGACCGCGACGTTGTACTTACCGGAGAAATCCAGCTTCCCCTCGCCGGCCGTATCGGGCTGCCAGATGTCGCCGCACTTGAACTTGAGCACGAGGCCGGAAACATCGTTGCTCCACGCCGCCAGAATCGCCTGCGCGGCTCCGATGGTTTTCTTCGGCGTGGCGTCTGTCAGTCCGTCGTTTGCATCCAGGCCCGATGTCGAGAAGTAATAGACCGTCTCGCCTTCGAGCATCGCGAGAGCTTCCGCCCGGCGTGTGCGGCGGAAGGTTTCACACCAACGAAGGAATTCAACCGTCGTGCATTTCGGCACGGTGGCGAGCTCGGGAATGTCGTAATAAAAATTGCTCATTTCCTCGCCTATGGTGCCCTGGCCGCGAGATAGGCCCGCAGCAGATCCCGCTCTGCAACTGGCATCACTCCCGTTCCGCAGCAGTAGGCGTAAAGTCGGTTTGAACGATTCGCCGGACTGCCGGCCCGCGCGCCGACCGTGACGGCTGTCAAGTTCGTAGTGCCGGCATTGCCGGTGGTGTAGGTGCCCATCAGGTCAATGACGGAACTCGCGCCGTTGAAGATCCCGCCGGCCACAACGGTATTCGCCGCCGTGACGGTGTTGCTCGAATTCAGTGTCACCCCGGCTCGGATGCCGAACGTCGTCGGGTCGGCCCCGTTGCGAACGCAGTAGCCCGCATTGACCGTCTGGCCATCGAATAAGGTGCCGCTCGCCGCCAGCACGAGGCCGACCGCGTAGGCCCAATAAGGCTGATTCAAAGCGACCGTTCGCCCGAATGTGTCGTCGGTGCCGTCGTATTCAAGCCACCAGTAATTGCCGGAATTGCGGAGCGTGGGCCGGGTCGCATCGGACGGGGCAGTGAAATCGACGCCCGAGAACGGGCACGTCGCCACGCGGACAAGGTCTCCGTCCGCCACGGCCGCGGTCGTCTTGCCGGAATCCTGCCAGAGCTTTCCCTGCTCACGGGACAATGCAACGAAGACGCCGGAATTGAAACCGGTCGCTTTCGCCGGCGTCCAAGCGCCGCCAAGTGCAAGCCCGGTTCCTAGTCCTAGTCCAAGCCGCATTCCGGATCCCGTGAGTAGTACGACGAGCCAACAATTCTTCTGGCCTACCCCGCCTGATTCGCTAAACGACGGCAAGGAACCGAGTGACGGACGTCCCCGTCGAAAGAATGCGTTTCACTGCAAATGGAATTCGATTGTTGAGAGCGACGAGGTCGGCCTCGAGGAATGTCACCGTCTCACCGTCAACGCCGATGACAACGGCCGTTCCCGCGGTGAGGGCGTAAAGTTCAATCGCAGGGTTGGCCAGGTCAGCCGTGTCGCTGAACGACGTGACGATGACCCCGCCGGTGCCGGTGAGCAGTTCTTCCGGGTGGTTGCCTTTGGTCGCCTTGAACTCGTCGAGCGTCAGTGCCATCGCTCACACCCCGCGAATGGGAATCGTTCAACGCGAACGGGTTGAATTCTTATAATTACATTGATGGGCGTATATTGAAATGATAATTGATATGTACTTGCATATGTATGATATATGTATATCGGGCCGGTATTGATGCTGATGCCGGACCTAATCTGAAGACTCGCTGTAGTGTTAGGCTGGCGGCTGTCCGCCCAGGCACGTCATCGCGAAGCCGGCCGCGACGGTCGTTCCAATCGTCACGTTCAATTTGTAACCTTCAGGCAGAATCAGACTGGCGAAGTCAATCTCCTGCTCGGCCTGCTCCGCCGTTTCGGACAGGGTCGTCGCTGGCAAGGTGATTTCCTGATACAGCGAGTTATTCGTTGGCGTCGCGTTCGTGCTGCCATTGTTAATAAACACGCGGGCGACCGTCGCGACGTTCGTCCCGAGCGGGCAGAATCGCAACTTGCACGGGTACCCCTGATTCGCGGCCGTCGCGGTGAACATCGTCACGACTGTGCCGGTGCCGTCCTTCGCTGTGTTCGCGGTCGTGATCGTGCCGAATGTCGCGTCCGGCTTGTCATAAGCTGCGTTGTTCTTGGCGATGATCGAGGCGTAGTATCCGGCCGCGACAGTCGTGCCAAGGGAGATGTTGATCGACCAGCCCTTCGGCACCTGAAGATTTAGCGGAAGGACGATCGTTGCGATGTCGTCATCCGCCGCGGCGGTCGTAGCGGGCAGCCCCACCTCGGCAATTAGAATGTTGTTCGCGGCCGTCCCTGACGAACTACCGTTGTTGAGGAACACCCGACAGACTGAGGCGACGTTCGTACCGACCGCCTGGAGACGCAGTTTGTAGGCGTATGTGCCGAAGTCGGAATCGGACGTCAGGATCGTCGTCACGCCAGCCGTGCCGTCGCGGGCGGCATTGCCTGTCAGAATCGGGCCGGGCGCTCCGCCGTTGCCGTCAGTTGAGGCGTAGAAAATCGATCCGGATGCGTCAGGGCTGGTCGTTGCCATATGTGTACTCGCTCCTTAACGGACGCCCGGAACGTGTTCGGGCGGCTGGTAGACCGGCGGCTCGGGTTCCGCTGGGTCTTCCACTTCTGGTGGACCGACCGGTTCTTCGGGTGCGGTTTCGGGTTCGGTGTCAATCGGATCGGGATCGCCCGAGGGCGGCGACGGTTCGGGCGATCCTGAGACGATACAGGTCTGGATCACACTGCTGAGTTCAATCGCAGAGACAGTCGCATCGATCCGGTATTCAAATAGAGTGTCAGCGAAGATTTCGATTTTGATTGCAGGTCGAGTATAAGCTCCGGCCCCAAGGTTATGGATGAACCAGTTGAAGTTGAACAGGAAAGACGGCAGGTAGGTGGATTGACGCGGGTCGTGAATACTCACCCCGTAATTGTCACCACGTGGGCCAAAGTAGAGTACCTGATCGCCAACCTGTCCAGTTGGCTTCGGGACGGTGACCTTCTTAACCCACTGCGTTTCCTGACGAGTGGGATAGGCCGTGGAAAGATTGGGGTAGTCCTGGTAGTAGGTCGCGCGCACGCCGAAAACGTCGTACGTGTTGAACGTGCCCGGTTCGTTGGGCATGCACGTCACTGTCGCCGAGTACAGAAATAACGCCTTTTCGTAAGGGCTCTCAAGTTCGTTGACAAGACTCGTTGGGAATTCCCCGGACGCACCGCCCCATGGGTAGCCGGCGAACCGCCGGCACCAGACCATGCCAGGCACACCGCCCGACGATCCGCCCTGCAGCATCACCACCGCCCAGCCGATATCCCCATCATCAGGCGTGGCCTTGTGCAGGATTCGGGCCGGGCCGGACGTGCTCGATTCAAGGTGCGTCGTCACGGTGTCGATCGGCTGGGCGAACTCGTGCCCGGCGTCGCTGACGTCGATCCGCGTGACCGCCAGGCCGTGGACGATGCCAGGACCGAGTTGATCTTCGATAATCGGACCTTTGAGGATCGCGATCGCATTCGCCGGATCGTCCGGCGTTTCCCCGTCGAACACCGGGCTGTTTTGGAACCCCAGTCGATTCGGCTCTGTCACGAACGGCGTAGCCGGACTGCCGAGTTTCACGATCGAACCGTACGGAAGATCTCCGCCCGTCTGATTGCGGATCGTGAATGCCATCGACTGCGGGTAGCCAGCACGTGTACCGGGTGGCGTCGTCTGGTTGTTTTGGGTCTGCCGAACCTGCTCGATCAGTGCGTTGAGGAACTGCGGGCTCAGGGCCTTACGAACCGAGTCGCCAGAGGTGAATGTCGGAAGCGGGCCGGGCACACTAGATCCCCAGCCAGGTGAAGGACGACACTCCGATCACTCGCTCGACCTTGTACGCATACGGCACGGTCACTTCCAGCCCGGAGACCGGGTCGATTTCCCGCCGCATGGGTGTCCACAGATAATGCCAGCCGGCCTTCTCAGGGACTACGAGGCCAGGCCGAATCGTCCTCAATGACAGGAATTCATCTGTGTCGTCTCCGGGGGCGAGTGGAATCGGTTCGGCGTACTTGAATTCAAACTCCATTTCGAATTCGTTGTCGTTTCGCTGTTGGCCAGTGCAGCCGTTGAAGAGCAAAGACTCGGCCTCGAATCCCCACCAGGCTAATTCGTTCGTCTTGCCCACGACGCGAAGCAAATTGCGGAAATACTGTTGATTGATCCCCTGCAGGACCGCCCGCTTCCGGAACGACGCAACGGGAGTCGGTACGTCAACGCCCTCGGCTCGACCTTCCGAATCGACGCCAATCAACTTGTTGAAATCCGGTGGCGTTGGTTCACCATCGAGGCCACCTGAACTGACAGTTGAGAACGACCGGTAGATGCGTTGCATCTCAGTCGTGACGGTAAAATTGATCCCAGTAAGCGGGTCGGTACCGGTCGGTGCAGGCGAGCTCGGCGACGACGCGGGCGCGGTATCGATCCCGACCGTGCCCGTAGATGGCAAACTCCCCTGGGCAAACGCGGGAATCTTGTACGTGACAACCGGGAACCACAGGCCGAGATTCGGCCGGTCGTCCATGTTGATGTTCGTGCGCGTGTAGCTGTACCAGGTTCCCGGCGAGGTCGCGAGCACAAGGTCGTAAGCGGTCGCCTCGTCAGTCTCGCCCCAGAGGACGTACCGAAACGTCGCGGTCCCGCCATTGACGTCCACGTCGAACGTCCGAGACTCGTGCAGCTCCTTCATCGTGCCGGCCACTATTCAATCCTCAATGGCGGGTTATTGCGGAGTTCCTGAGTGAGACCCTCCAGTTTCTTGTTCGTTTCTTCGCCGTTCTTCGCGATGCGATCCATCACACCGCTACTACCGCCCGTTCCGTAGAACTGACTGCCGGACGCGAATTGGAACGCTCCGCGGGAAGCGAGTGGGCCAGATTGTGAGTGGTTATCGAACCCGTCCGTCCAATGCTGGGCCGCCTCGACCGCTTCGGCCATTCGCTTATTGCGGAGAGCCTCCAGGGCGAGCGACCGCCGGGGATCGTCCGCACCAGTCTTGTTCTTGTTGAGCATCTCGTTGAGTTCGAACTCTTCATCTGACAGGCCCGACTGCTCGATCCGGCGGGTCTCCTTGTTGATCTGTTTCGTGAACTCGTCGAGGGCGTCGTTCGCCTCGGCCACGCGGAGCTCCTCGATCGCGGCCTTGGCGTCCTGTGTGCGGAAGTGGCCTTCTTTCCAGCCGTGCTTCTCCATCAGCTTCTGCAGCTCGATGTCTTCCTTCGTGAGCGTGTTCTTGAACTCGAGTTGCTTGACCTGGTCGCGGAGGGACTTCGTGAAGCTCTCGATCGAGTCCTTCGCCGTTTGGTTCTTCTGCGGATCGCCGAACTGCTGGAGTTCCTTCTCCAGTTCCAGGCGTCGTTTGAGGGCCGCGTTGTACTTCTGCTGGGCTTCTTCCAAAGTTTTGGCTGTCACGACCCGTTGACCTTCTAGCCCACCCGTAACCGGACCGGACAGCCAGAGGGAAGCGTTCTCGGCTGAACCGGTCGCACTGGCCAGCTTTTCGTGTTCCTTACGGGCCGCGTGGACTGCAGTCTCAAGGCCCTGTGTTTCCGCGCGGACCTTCGCCAATTCGTCCCGACGTGCCCGGAGACCGGCCGGCGTGCCGGCGACCGCATCGAGGCGGGCCATGGCCTGACGTGAGGCTTCCATACGGGCGGTGAACTGTTCCAATGACCGCGCGGACAGTTCTGACATTTTCTGCATCGCGTCGGCGATCTGCCGAGGGTTCTGGACGAACTCTTCGAAGAGGGCCTTGCCGACGACGCCGATCGACGCCACGGCCGCCCCCATTGGCCCACCAGCGATTAACCCCCCGATCAGACCGCCTTCCGTTCCGCCCTTCGCACCCTTGACGGCCATCTGCTGGAACTTCGTGAGCTTCGCCTGGGCGTCGTTCAGGCCCTTATCCAACGGCTTTCCGTCCACGCCGAGTTCGACGTGGGCCTTGCCGGCTCGGATGCTGCCTGCACTAGCTGACACTGGCTGGTCTCCCGTGGAGGGCGTCGATAAACGCTCCAACAATCTGCCGGCGGGCTTCTGGCGTGTATTCGGTCTTGGCCGACTTCACCAGTTGTGGCCGGAACCGGGCTGGCACATAGCAGGTGAGCGGCGGTTCCTTCCCGTTGAACGCGGTCGAGATCACCCGCACAATCGAACTCGTCATTTGCCAGTCCGCCCGCAATCTCGATTCGCTCGCCCAGAACAGTTCGCGATACGTCAAAGGGCGGGGATCAACACCGACGATTCCGGCGAGTTCCCAGCAGATTCGCTCGACTCGGTCGCCGTCGAAGGACTCGTCATCATCTCCGCCAGTTGATCGATCCGCGTCTGCCGGTCGCTCCGCCAGGTCCGGCTGAAGACGTCGAAAATCGCTGGCGGTAGGGTAAAATTTGCGGCCGCCTCAACGATCGCGTCCCTCCCTTCCCGGAGAGCCTGACCGTGCAGTAGTTCGATGAATTCGTGCTGAGTCATGCCTTTGCAAACTGATCGACACAGTTCGAACAGCACCTGGCCGGCCAGCTCGTCGTCCTGGTACAGCCGCTCCAGTTGTGTCCGGTCGGTCATCAGCTCGCCGAGCTTGAGACCGGTCGCTTCGCGGACTCGACGCAGCGAACCGACCGTGACCTCGACAGGCCATTCGGTGCCCGTGCGATCCTTAAACGCCGTCGTCATACCTTCCCTTTCAATGCCTTTTTGAACCCTGCACGAGCAAGCCGGCTCATCAGCCGCTTTTTGCCCTTGATGAATGCCGGCTCCATGTATGGTCGGGGTGCCAAACCCTTCGCGGAATTGCCCATTTCAAGATCACGGAGAACGGTCGACTTACCGCCCAACTGCATCGGACCGATGACGACGGATTCGGACCGCGTGTCGTACGCGAAGAAGAGGAACCGCCGGATCAGCCCCTGCCAGTACCGCGGGGGCTTACCTGGTTTCGAATGCAGTTGCTTACCCTTCTGCTTGCCGCTTTTCTTGAGCGTCCCCCGCTTCATCGAGTTGATGGCAACCGTGCGGATGTATGCCGAGACCGACATGATCGCCGAGTAGGTCGCCCCCGTCAGATGATCGCGGACGATCGCACGATCAAAGAAGAAGTTTTTCGTCCGCGATAAGGTCGAACCAACCGAGCGGCCGAGACTATTACCCGATCCCCTGACAAGTGGAGCCTTGGCCACGGTGTACCTCGATTACAGAAACGACATGACAATCCGCTGACTAGATCGCCGTGTAGACCGGAGCGCCCGCCGTGACCACGACCGTGTGCTTGACATTCGTCGATAGGCCGTGCGGAACAAATTCAATCGAATCGTACGTCTGGCCAATGCCCGTCCCCTGGTCCTGGCTCATGGACTTGATCAGCCATTCGCACCGGAATCCCGATTCGCCGGTCGTCGTACTGGGACCGGTGAGGAACATGAGGTCAATCGGCGTCGCCGCTAAAAATGCCGTTCGCAGTGCGAGATAACCGGTGTCGGATTGCATCACCTTAACCGTACCCGTGACGCTCAACGACAGGAGAGCAGGAGCTTCAGACCCGACTTGTGAACTACGATCATTCGCCGGCGATGTTCCCCAAACCGGATTGACCACCAAGTCGTTAATAAATGTCATTTCAACCCACGTCGGGGTTCCGAACGTGGCGCTATTCCGATAGGCTTCGTTGAGTACGCCACGTTGCATTGCCGCTCCTTATTCGTTGGCTTCATCGATTTCGTAAACGAAGTCGAGGTCGCTCCAGAAAATACCGTGTTCAAGCAAGAGGTCATGATCGACCAGTTCGTTCATGAACCACAGCTCTGAGTAAGCCCCCGTCGTCGGCGCGAATCCCGGAGCATGAAGCGGAATCCGAATTTTGTCCTTCACCCACTCGATCCGATCATTGATCCACAGATTCAGTTGATCGGCATGATCCGGGTTAAGCAGGTACTCACTCGCCAAGTCGATCCGCTCGACCGCGATCACTCCCATCGTGTAGGAGTTCCGATCTTCACTACGCGAGGCCCGGGCAACCGATCCCGATTCCAGGGGGATGACCCAGACCTGCTTGCCCGACGCCGGCGGAATCAGCCGATACAGTTCCTCAACGCTTGTGACGCGGACCTGGTGGGCCAGACGGAACCGCGACGGATCGAGGGTCGGATTCGCGGCGCGAAGTTCCGTCAGCATCCCGTTCGCGATCACAATCTGCGTGTTCAAATGATCTCCACAAGTCGAGCCCGGACCCGCATCGTCAAATTCTCCGGCTCGCTGTATTCCCAGGCGGGAGTCGAGTTGTCGATCACGACCGTGTACCGATGCGTGAATCCGTTGACCGTTCGGTCGATCCGATCACCCTTCTGAGGGACGATGCCGGCACCAAGAGCCGAAAGGACATCGGACGTTCGAATGATGAAGTCCATCCGCCCCGCTTCGACCCGTGCCGGCTTCTGATCGCTCCCATCGACAGCGACTGCAGGGGTGGACAGAACGGCCGTAATCGAACGCGGGGCAAACACCCCAGGCCGACTGTACGAAACGGTCTCCCCCTCCGTTGTCGCCAAACGGTCGGACAGGAAGGTCATTCCACGCGAAAGGATTCCCACCTGGCCTACTCCGTTGGTGCCGGCTTCTTCTGCGAGGCGATGACGTTGTCGCGGCTCAGGAGCACCTTCAGGACGTCCTTGTTCGCGACGACAGCTTCAGGAACCGGCTGACCGCGCACGCCGTTGTAAGTCGTGCCGTCGGCCGGATCGGTCCACTGCCACTGTTTGACGCTGATGTAATTCATGGATCGATCGCCCCTGATATCCGCGTTGGTTGGCCAGGTCGGATCAGTTCGCGACCTGGTCGAAAGGCGACTGTTACTGCTCGGCGATTCGGACAGCCAGGTGATCGATCTGCACCGTGCCCGGCGAATCGTTCGCTGATTTTTCGAGGTGGAAGATCGCCTTGAGCGGACCCGTCGCGGCCGTCAACGTGAACACCGTCGCGGGCAGGACGTTCACGCCGTCAACGTAGAACTGGATGTCCTCATGATCCCGGCCGTCGATGACCAGGTGGATCGGCGTGCCGACCGCCCAGTTGATCGTCGTGTCGGTTGGGGCGACGTCGGTCGTACCATCGTCGCTCTGGGCGTCGAGGTCGAGGTCGGCCCCCATATCGAAGTGGAACGTCGCGAATTCCGTCACGCTCTGGAAGTCGCTCGCGTGCGTGCCGTTCGCCACGCCAACCGTCAAGTCGGCAACGTCGGCGTCGGCATTCGTGACCACTTCGACGATGGCTTCAAGGATCCACTTCGAACCCACGGGGAACGACCGCTTGGACAGCCAGTCCACTTTCTGGGCTTCGGCCGTCGTGCCGAAGAAGGCCTCCAGCGTGCCGCCGCGCGAGATGAGGTTCGGGACTTCCACCGTCGTACTGCCGACGACCGTCTTCACGATGGCCGTATCGCCGCCGTCGCGATGGACGTCGATGATGTATTCCGGCTTGATGTTGAGATCGACCGTGCCTTCCGTGTCGGCACTGGCCGCGTCACCGACCGACGTGCCGAGATAGAAATCCCGGTCGCCGGTCGTCGTCGGCGGAACGCACGTGGCCGAGTTCGCGGAGTGATCCCACCAGATCGGTGCCCCGTCGAGCCAGACCTGCGAGGCTGTCTTCGTGACGACGTGCTTACCGTCCGTCTTGTAGGTGCGGGTGTCGCTGATCGCCCCGGCCGACAACCCCTGCAGGACACCTGCACGGCCATCGGCGAGTTGTCGCACCTCGCCGGACGAGGCGGCAGCGGCAAGAACGACGCGAGTATCGTGCCGTCCGCGATTGTAAACTGCATCAGCCATGATCGCTCCAGATCAGAGTCGCCGCGGAACGGCGGGGTTGGTTACTTGGTTCCCTTGGCCGGCTTCTTCGTGTCGGCCGTCGTTGGCGTTGTGTTCACCGCGGCCGGCTCGGTGAGCTTCGCCGCTTGCTGGTCGATTTCTTCCGCCGCTTTCCGGGCCTCGTCGGCCATCACGCGGAGGGCATTCACGTCGATTTCCCGAATGTGCCCGACTCGCAGGCACGATTCGAGGTGATCCGCCGGAATGTCGCCCGCTTCGATCACGTCGCCGGCGAAGAACTTCTTGCCTTCGACGCAGACCGTGCTGGCGAATTCGTATTGCTTCTTCACGTTCAAACCTCAGTTCCGATTCCGATGCAAAGTAGGCCAGGGATGAGCAATCAGGTCGCTTACGCGGTCGTTTTCCGCAGGCCCCGCCAATCCATCGCCTTGGCACCGATGTCGAGCTTGATGTCCCAGCCGATGCCGTAGCTGCCCTTGTCGAGCGTGAACGACCGGACCGAGGGAACCCGGCCGCCCTGGTAGCCGACCATGATCGTGGGAGCCATCGTGCTGGCGAGATACCACGACGTGGCCGACCCGGAATGCGTCGTGCCCTCGTTGGGATCGACGACGCCGTTTTCGAGCCGAGCATCGGTGACGTATTCGAGCCCTTCGCCGGCGAGTGAGTTCATTGCCCCGCGTTCGGTCACGGTGCCGGCCGTGCCTGCTAGGACGATCGCGGTCGAGTTAATGAGTTCCTTGGCCGTCCACTTCAACGCCGGCGGAACGATCAGGTGCGTCGGCGTGATGTTCAGATTGACCGAGTTTTCCCGCACGAGCATGAACGCCGCGATTGCGGTTTTCAGCGTCGCGGCCGCCAGCGCGGACGAGCTGCCGAGGTTGCCATCGGTCGTATTGAACAGTTCGCGAGCCGTCGCCGTCAGCGTGGGGTTGGCCAGGATGATGGCGTACACGAGGTCGGGACGCAGTCGGGCGGCTTTCATGGCCATTTGCCCTGGCGTGCTGGCGATCGCGTTCATTGAATCGTCGATGATGTCTTGCTCATCGACAACGAACTGCTCGGCGTATCGCGAGACCTTGTACGATTCGACCTTATCGGCTCGACTCGCATGATCCGCATTGCCGCCCCGCGGCAGCTTCTTCATCGTCCCGCCGATGGTTTCGAGGCGGATTCGTTCCTGCGTCTTGAAGTCGGCGACGTCTTCCGACATCGTCCAGCCGAGCGTCGTATCGCCGGCCTGCAGGTACGACACGATCACCGACGCATTCACGTTCGTCGTGAAGATGTTCGTCAGCGTCCCGCCGGACACCGCGGCCTTGATGAGTTCGCCCCGATCGTGCGGGACCGGCTTGCCGTCCCGTGCCACGGATTCGCGGCAGAGGTCGATCAGCGACATGCTGCGATAGCGGTACGCCTGATCCATGACCCGGTTGCGTTCCGGATCGTTGATGCCGGCCTTCAGCCAGCCGGGCAGGCTCGACGCCCGGGCGTCCTGCGTATTGAAGATCGGGTTGTCGAGCCGCTGACCGGAGCGGATCATCATCGCCGCTGACAGGACATCGACCGTGCAATCCCGCTCGTGCGATCGGGAAATGATCGCCGGGTTGAACGCATTCACGCCCTTGGGCAGCGAGGCCTTCAGTGCGGCGTTCTCCGCCTTCTCCGGCGTCCATTCTTCCTTGATCGCCTGGGCGATGATGTCGGGATGTCCGGCCGCCAGCTTGTGGATCGACGCGATCCGATCCGCTTCCGCACTGGCGGCAAGCCGGACCTTGGCGACGGCTTCATCCACCGGCGAGGAACCATTCGCCGCGACGTTCGCGGCATTCGCAGCGGGGGCAGGAACGGTCGCAGTCCCGGCCCCGGCGGTCGTTTCGTTCTCGTTCACTTTCGTACTCCGCAAGGGGACAGGGTTTGTGGCCCGGTTTGATTGATTCGATTCCCGTTTCATCCGTCGCGACTCGGCCGCGATCTCTTCCACCACGGCTTCGAACGACTTGATCCCGTCGATCAGGCCGAGCGACAGAGCTTCCGTCGCGCCGAATACACCGCCCGTCTTCACGTCGGCGAGCTGCTTGGCTGTCAGGCCGCGACCCTTTTGAACGGCCTGGTCGAACGAGACCTGGGCATCGTCCACCACGCCGCGGAAGTAAGCCTTCTGTTCGTCCGTCACGACCGAGCCCGGCGTGCCGGCACCCTTGATCGGTCCCGTGCCGAACACCAGAGTCTTGATCCCTTCTGCTGCGAACATTTCGCTGACGTCGTACGCAACGAGCAACGTGCCGATTGAGCCGACAAGTGCCGTCCGGTCGTTCGCGAATGTCTTGTCCGTCTGACAGGCACACCAGTACGCCGCCGACGCACACAAGTCCGATGCATACGCCCAGACCGGCTTCTTCTTCGCGGCCGAACGGATCTCCGCTGCGAGGTCCGCCGTGCCGGCAACCGTTCCGCCTGGCGAATCAATCGCGAGGATGATCGCCGAGATATCCGAGTCGTTCGCAGCCTTCCGCAGATCCCGCCGTGCCATGACGGTGGACGTGCCCGGCTCCATTGACCCGACCGCTTTCATGAGCGGGCCGGTGAGCATCACGACGCCGACTTTCTGTCCGTTCGCCGCCGAGACCGTCTGCAGGTCGCTCTTCGGCTTCGGCGGTGGCGTCTCGGCGACGTGCTTTGGCAGGTCCGCCTTGCGAACCCGGTCCAGGAACGCAGCCGCCCGGCTCGGCTCCATGGCCCACACGCCCGCGTAATCCGTTACGCGAGCGAAGATCGGTACGTCGATCGACAACTCAGGCAGCATTGGCGGGCTCCATTTGCTGCGAGTTCTTTTCTTCTGGTTCGAATTCGCGAACGGGAGCCGGAGAGCCCGCCAACCAAGCCGGTGCCGGCAGGCCACGCTCTTCGAACATTTCCATCTCGCGTTTGCGTTGGTTCAGGATCGCTTCGACCGTCGTACCGTCACGTGCCGCGATCCCGGCCAAGGTGTCCGTCGCATTCGTCAGATTCAGCTCGTCGCCCGTCGCGTCCTTCACCGGATCGCTGGTCGGTCGAGCGTCGTAATGCCAGGAGTGTTTCAGTTCCCACGGCTTGCCGCGGTAGATCGCCAACGCAGGCAGGGCTAACCGAGCGAAGTCGATCCACCGATAGAAGAACGGATTGAAGAACTTGGCTTCCATCGCCTGGCGTTCGATTTCCCGATCCGACCAGTACGGGGCATCATCCAGGCGGCCGGACGAATAGTTGTATCGCGAGTGATCGCCGGCCACTTTGCCGAACGGGATGTTCAATGCGCGACCGCACTCACGCAGTTTCGCATTGACGAACATCTCGTATTGCGTCGATGGGTGTTTTGCTTCGAACTGCTTGATGTCCGCCCCGGGCGGGAGCGTCATCAGCATGGCTCGGACGATATCGATCGTCGTGTAAGCGTCTTCGGTTTTGACCTCTTCGGTCGCATTCCCCAATGCGCCGTCCTGAGTCATCACCCCGGCGAACGACGCCGCGATCTCGGCAGCCGACAGCGTTGCCATCGTGAACCGACGCAACTGAGCGAAGATTCCCAGCGACGGAGTCAGCGGACAGTAGCCGCGCAACTGGCCCGGTCGTTCCGGAATATACCAGTGCAGCATGTCGTCGGCCTTGATCGTGTCGGCCTTGCTGAAATCGGCCCCGATACGATACGAGCCAGGGTGATACTTCAGCACCTTGTATTCGATGACCTCGCCGTCTTCATCGCAGACAACGCCGTCATCGCCGTAGTTGCTGGCCAAGTAAGGAGAGCCGAGCGGATCGGCAATCTGCACCGGCTCCATCAGCCGCACGTCGAGCGTGACGGGTAGGCCAAGGCGAGCGAGCCGCTTACTGTCTCGGAAGACGCCGAACCCTTCACCGCGGATGAACCGAACGCCAGCATTGACCCGGCATTTCATTCCCCAGTCGGCAGCAGAAGCCCACTCCCGCCACATGGATTCGACCGCCTGATTCAGTTTCGAATCATCGGTTTCCATCTGCAGTCGCGGTCCACGGCCAACCGTGTCGTTCACCAGCATCCGAACCATGCCGGCACAGTAGCCGTTGTTCTGGACTTCGTACTGACACCGGTTGCCGAGCCGGTTGCGAACGTCGGGCGTGAGCTGGCTCGTCGCGTCGAGCTCGTCCGCCTCGCGCCAGTGCCGTTTGTTCTCGTCCGTCGTTTGCGCGTTGTCGAACTTCGCGTGCCGATGAATGCTGCCGCGTCGAGCTTCCTTCGTGGCCGAACCACGTCCGAACAGTCGGCCAAGGAATCGGGGCATCTGCATCAGCAGTCCCCCGACACTGGGCCACGAGTCCCGCCGGGAACGCCGCGGGCGATGCGGCAGAATCCCCAGCCGGACTTTTGCGATCCGCTCGCCGCCATCAGTTCGCGAGCTTGAAGTTGGTCTGCCGCCTTGATCAAATCGAGCGGGTTGAGAGCCGTACCGCTCCGACCGTCCACCGTGGCGGATTGCATCCCGCCCGCGAGGATTGTCGCGGCGGTATCGCGGATGTCATCGGCACTCGGAACGGTCGGCATGTAACATTGCCCACTGTGATGACATCACAATGGAGAAATGGAACAAATGTTGCAACTGTCGCGTCTAATAGAAATTATACATATGAATCAAAACAATGTTAATTGCTTTTCGATCTCTTCGCGATGTGTTCGAACCATCATGGCAATATGCTGTTTCGGATTTGGATTTTCAGTCGTTGATGATTGATTCTCGCACTTCGTACATATGCGAGTTCGGATCGTCGATCCTGTTTCGAGGTGAATGGTTGAAATGACGCGAGTCTTCGCCCGGCAGTGCATGCAGGTTGCCGCTCCCCATTTCGAACCTTTTCGCTTCATGCGCGACTCCCGACGGAAATGTGTCTCGAACCAGGTCGAATGTGCTTTCGCGGTTCCCCCGCCGCACGCTGTACTGCCGCTCTCGGTGCCGTCGCAACTTCAATCGCGGCGCTCGCGCTGTACCGCACGCCCAAGATCGACGCCGCGACGGCAGCGCCGACCAGACAATTCCCGCACACTGCAATTTTCCCATTGCGACGAACGATAAGCGTACCATTGGGGACGCTCGCGCAGTAGACAGTTCCCTTGTATGGCACCCTGCGAAAATTCGGCTTGTTCTTGGAATCGCGAAGCAACTCGCATTTCATTGTTTTTCGATGAACATGGAACTGTTCTCGACTGATGCCAGTCCTTCCTCTCATGGCGTAAGGCTTTGCAGGTCGAGTTCGCATCGATACCGCATACCCCGCTTTCAACCAAAGCTCCGTCATGTCGTCCGCGAGGCCACGGCAAACGGTTGCGTATGCTTCGGCAGTACGATCTCGCCAGCCATCTCCATCAACAGCTGAAGAAAGATAAGCGTTAATAACTTTTATCGGAGCATCTTTGATCCATTGCGGCACTCTCTTTTTGTCGCGATTCCCAAGAGTTGAAACCAAGTCATATGCCTGGCGGTTTGAAATAACGAACCCATTTTTTTGCTGATGAAATTTCCAAGGAAACGAACTAAGTAAATCTCGGATACGATCTGCTTTTTCGCCATGATTTTGAGAGATGACCACTCGATACGTTCCGTCAACAAACCCACAGCTTCCCTCGGTGATGTACCAACCGTAGAACGAGGCCATCCGATCGGCTGGAACTTTAACTTGCGGGTGATGCGATGTCGCTGGGATCGTGTAATGAGTTCGCCCGTCACCTCTCCATTTCGCTGACGTTTTTACTCTGTCCCAAATGCTAAGTTCATCAGCTTGCCGAATCGTTGGATTTTCTACAGTTTTTTTGCCGTAGACCACCATCCGATGAGTTGGCGTAACCAGCATGTCGAGCCGACTATATTTGTCGCCGCCGATTTGAATCATCTCGCCAGAATATTTCTTTTTCACCAATGCTGTCGGACGTTGATACTCGATTAAGTCTGTATCCAGATTGACCGTGGCGACTTCATCGTCAACAGTGAGACTAGGAAATTGAACCCAACCGCCGCGAGTTAATACGTCCATATCCCTACTATAGCAATCCCACCAGTGATTCTCAGCCCCGGCCGACAGCCGCCACTCGTCGACCTTTCTCCCCCGCCCCTCGGTCTGCACTGGCCGTTCGCTTGCCAAGTGTTCCGCGAATAACCGATGCGTCGACGGCGGCTTCTTCCCACCGTACAGAACCAGACACCCGCCGTCGCCGTCCGGCGTCTTCATCCGGTCCGCCGTAAAGCTCTTCCACCAGTTCGTATCGTACGTCACGAGTCGCCCGCGGGCCTTCTCGGTCGAGACGCCGATCCGCCAGCTCGGCCCCGCGATCTCACCTGGCCGCTTCTGCCATTCCGCCATGGGTCGGTCGCCGGCCCGGATGCCCCGGCCCTGGCTCGGCAGCAACACGCTCGCCCAGGCTGACCGCCGACAGAAGCCATGCACCGTCGCGTTCGACTTCCCCCACGCGGAATCGACCAGCGCCCGCTCAATTCGCAGTCCTGGTCCACCCCCTTCACGCGGGTACTCCCGGCTCAATACCTCACTTCCAACCTTTTCCAGGCCCTTATAAATCGCGGCCTGCTCGCTCACACCGGGGAAGAGGTCGGCCAAGGATGGGCGTGGGTCGATCGCCGTGAAGTGCGAGCGATTCTGCGGAGGCCATGTCCCGTAATCGATCACGGCACCGCTGAACCGGACATCCCACGCGACGACGATCCAATACAGAACCTTTTGCTGCACGTCCACGAACGCCGTGATCCTCGAGCAATCCCTCGGCACCGTCGCCCTGGTCAATTCCCGGCACCGGCCGAACACGTCCTCAACCGTCAAGGCCTGCGCAGCCTGGCTCGCCCGCGGATCGTCCGGCTCGTTCTGGTACTCCGCATTGAACACCGCCGAGTTCGCGAACTTCAAGTTCATGCAATGCTGGACTGCCGAGATTTCGTCTTCGTTGAACCTTTGCTCCCACGCCACGACAGCGCCGGCGTCCATTTCCGCCCGATTCTCGCGATAGAATTCGGTCGCCCTGGTCAGCCCCAAGCCGGCCGCCAGATCATCACCGCGAATCTCCGCGTACTCATCCCACCGTTTCACCGCCGTCGGCGGACTCACCAGCAGTTTTCCCCGCGTACCCTGCCACGACGGGTACGTCCTGCGGTCCAGAATCTGGTCGACCATGTCGCCGCGGACGATCACTGTGCACGGCATGACGGCCGCGATCTGCTTTCCCGGGCCGGCCAGGCCGATGACGTCACCCTCCACCAGCTCCAGTCGCACCGCACATTGGCTGACCGACCGGGCCGACTGCTTTGTCTGCGGATCGTCGATCACGACCATGTCGGGCCGGATGATCGTTCCGTCGCCTGGTGCATGCTGCATCCCCCGGATCGCGCCCGTCATCCCCCGGGCCACAATCACCGATCCGCTCGCCGGCGAGCCATAGATCGTCGGGAAGATCAGCTCGTTGTCCGTCCACGTGATCCGCGTTCGTTCGCCTCGGTACGTCTGCCCGGCCGTCCGGTTGTTGATCCCTTCCAACTTCCGGATCGCGTAGCACACCTCGGGGAAGTCCGCGGCGAGCAGCTCGTTGGTCTCGATCTCGACCTTGATCTGCCGGAGGAGCTTCTTGGACAAACCGCCAGTCGCGGCCAGGAACACCAGGTACCGGCGATGCCCGTAGATGACGGCCCAGATCACCGCGACAACGCAGAGCGTCGTCTTGCCGAACCCACGAGGCAGAGCGAACGCGAACCGGCCGCCCTCAAGGACGCACCGCTCAATCTTCGAAATGGAATCGAGGTGATCGACCGACCAGTCGAGCGGGAACCGGTCTCGAAAGTATTTCTCGTTGAACGTTCGAAGTGATCGACGGCCGGCCTTCTTTCGACGAGGGTTGGCCACGGGTGGCAGCTCCCCGATTTCCTTCCCCTCGGTGGACTTCGCGCGTTCTCGCTGCGCGGCTCGTTTTTTGTGGGCTTCGTAATCCTGAGCCAAGGAAAACTCCGTGGGAATTTACGTCGACTGCGAGCCGCGCCGGCCGGGGAAAGTCACTTTGCGAAAGAAAGTCTCCTGTAAATTCCTGCTCCTCGGGGCTCTACTTCGGGCCAAGTATGAGAGAGAGGGACCCAATTATTGCCCCGCATGAATGACGCAAGCCATTGATGATAGAATCTATTGCCACGCATGAATACGCGGTTTTGCTAGTGTTTTTGCAAGTCCGGCGCGAGAGATGGGAGCGAGCCGGACACTGGTATGATACCTGTATTTGCTTTGCGTTGCAATGGCCGTTCTGATTCGACCTCGGTGACACATGGTGACACATGCGCTAAGACGATGTGTCACGCTCTAACGTCTTGCCTTGCATGCCGTTAAGCAAAAGGTGACACATGTGACACATGATTTCCCATTGTTTAAAATGACAGAGAGCATTCTTGGCTTATCTTAGGACTGTTGCCTTATCTGCTAACCTCCCAATGTCAGACCCTTTAATAGGGATTTATGTGTCACATGTGTCACCTTTGGTGTAATGCCTTTGGTAGCAAGGAATTAAAACGGTGACACATGATTTAATTCATCTGTCACCGATGTGTCACCATGTGTCACCTGTCACCGTCGGTGTCGTTGGATTAGTCTGCTGTGAGATGCAGAAATGGGCCTTCTTGGGCCTTGTGTGCAAGGTGCGATACTCGAGTGCAGAACGTGAGATGTTGCTGTGTATGACGAACGATTAACTACTGCTGCTGGAACTGGTCGACCCGTTTCGACCCGTTTCGACCCGTTTCGACCCGTTCACGCTGTTCGTGGTTGTCGTTTCACGTCCCGCCCGTTGCGTCGGATCGCCGGCAGTCCGGCACGCTCGCGGCCCAGGTCTGTCGCGTTCGTATTCGGCAGCGGCGAGCCGGGCGCGGAGTTCGGCAACAAGTTTGTCGCTGGCCTTGTCGATAGCCTCGCGTAGTTCGTTCTTCGTCGGTATTCGGAAATCGTCGCTCATGTCCCTTCCCCCGCGTGTGGGTTGGTGGTTACTTGTCACAGTGGAATCTGATTCCAATCCATGGGCGTTTCAGCAATCGATCCAGATCCAACCCAATGCCATTCTCGTTTTGAGTTCTTGCGCACCCTCTTCAGCCCAGTGGCCCCGATGGCTGCGACCCAGCGACACGTTGACACAACGTTCTTCGGATAGGGCGAGATGCTCTTCAAGATGTCCGTGATCGCCTCTGGTGGGATCGTGCACCAAATCTGTTCGGGGTCGCCTGAATACTTCGACCGTACGGCCTCGGCGATGGCATCACGCACGGTCGCAAGGGTCGTCTCGTCGTCGTCCAAGTCGGCTCGTCGTTCCGAGATCGTGGGCATGACCAGGCGAGGATCGGCGACCTTGCATAGGACTTCCGACTCCCACTCTGACCAACGGGACCAGGTCGCTGGCTGCGCAATGGGGTCGGCGCGCAAGGCCAAGACGATGTCCGAAATGATGTCCCAGCGGTGGTCGTTGATGAGTCGATCGACCGACTTACGCCAGGCTGGGGAGTATGCTGGCGGGAGAATTCGGATCGGGACCACACGCTGGGAGAAGTCGCGACTGAGGTTCGGCTGGTTCGCGGTGATGGCCCAGGTGAGGTGGTTTGGCCGTCGTCCTTCGCCCTTGTAGAGCTGTCGGCCTGAGATTTCCTCTGCCGTGACGTACGACTCGATCAGTGACGACGAAATACGGATGCCCTTGAGGTTGTCGAATACGACGAACCGATCCTTGCGGGCCGTGGGTGATAGAAGCCGCTTTTCGATGTCCTCGTCCTTGGCTCCGGCGAGGGATATCTGAATTGACCCGCCGAATAGTTTGGATGCGAACGTCGTGACTGTTGACTTGCCTGACCCTTGGTTTGGCTTGTCGCCGGCGGTCTGGGCCTCGAATACAAAGATCGGCCGGCCGCCCAGGCAACCGCCCCAAACGAGTGTCATAAAGAACGCACGAATAAGGTAACGGTCGGCGTCGGACGCGGGCGAGAATTTCGAGATTAAGTCGTCGAAATAGCCTGATGGATCGTCGGACAGTTCAGGGTGGGAATAGTACGTCCATTCGCGTTCCGGGTGATGAGGGTACGACTGCACGTCTTCGTACGATTCGGCCGACTTGCGGAGGATCTCGAAATACTCGGCTTTCTCGATCAGGCCGTCGCCGCGAGCCCAGCGAAGCATGCCGTTATTGCGTGAGAGCGAGCGGTAAATCCACCCGAATAGCTGCGTTGATGATTCGATCCATGTGATCGATCGGTCAGATTCTTCGACGAAGAGCGTGTCACGGCATCGCTTTGGCCAACCCCCTGTCGCGAGGGTGAGGTCGGTAGTGATCGCCTGGGCGGTGAGACCGATGCGTTCCGGCTTTTGGTCGCCTTCCGTGGGTCGCTGCGTGTAGTTCGATACGTAGAACGATCGCGGCTTGGCACTGACCGGTGCAGGTGGTGCAGTTTTTGAATCAGGTGGGCCAGAAGGATCGGCTGGCTGCGTTGTGGCCTGCGTGGACGATTTCAGCGGCCGTATGCGTGCTTTGGGCTTCTCTTCAGCCAGCAGCCAGCCGACCGGTTTGTTGAATTCCCGTGTGGCTGCTTCGTCGCACTTCCGCCGAAGTTCCGATTCCGACCAGGCCGGTACGCATCGCGGGTTGTAATGCTCGAGTAGAACGTCGAGGCCGACATCTGGTCCAAGATCGAACCCTCGCACGACAGCTCGGGCAGCGGCGAACGTCGCGGATGAACCTCCACTGCCTTGGACGGCCGGCGGGAGCGTGGCGAGGTACTTGACGGCCCGGGATATCCTTTCGTCCTGGCTGACTTCGCCGTCGCGAGTGTCATTGGCATCGCTGGCCTTCCGCTTGGCGATATGCTCTTCGACCCGGTTAACCGGTAACGACTTCCACTCTGGAGTGATCTTCGACAGCGTGTGGGTCAATTCGGCCGGGAGATTCGGTCCTTGGCTCGACATCGGCGTGGGCGTCGGTGCTGGCGTTGGCGGTTGTGCATTCGGAATCCCATCCATTAGGCACCTCGATTATTTCCGCACGCCGCCATGGTCGGCCGGGCGATTCTGTTTCACCTTTACGCACCATCGTTCCGGGAACTTTCAGCATGCGAGACGCGGTGTACGTGTTCGTGTCGAGCGTCAGGAAGCCGGGGCAGGTGTACCGGTGGGCCAAGCCGCGGAGCAGCTCGGCAAGCGGGTCAATCTCGGCCGGGAAGTACGGGACGGGTGATGATAGGCGGAAAACGAGGTGGATCCCGTTGCCTGACATCATCACGACGGGCGCTGACCAGCCTTGGTGAACGAGTTCGCCGGTGAGCTGCTCGGCGATGCCCTGGGCGAGTCGGATTTCCTCGCAGGTGGCCGGCTGCTTTTGCTCTGCCGGCGGGAGTGCTGTTCGATAGTGCCCAGGACGGATCGGCTTCGATTCCGGATCGCTTGCCGGGTCGGATTTCTGGAACCGTACAGGGTCGAAATCGACGATGAGATACCGCCGCTCGATCACGTCGCGGTCGGTCGTCAATTCGATCCGCTGCGGTGATTTCTTCGGCGGTACGTTCGAGCAGGTATTCGGCCGGCGTGCGAGCAGGGCCGGGTCGATTGGATTCGGGATGAAGTAAACGCCGGCGGCTTCGCGTGAGAGTGCGAGAGCATGCCGGGCCATGTCCCGCAGGTGGTCGTAGTGGAAAAACCCGGCGAACGTCCGCCATGGCCCACCCACGTGCAGGGCGCGAAGCTCCGTCACTTGGCCCGGGCGGATGAAAATCCGGAGGCCAGCGGCGACGGTATCGGGTGTGGGAGCTGGTTGGGTCAATCTATTCCCGATCCTTGAATCGTTTCGCGGGCTCTTAGTTGTTCGTGAAGCTGGGCCATGGCACGCTGTTCAATCTGTCGCACTCGTTCCTTCGAAATCCCCAATTCCTCACCGATTGAATGAAGTGAGGCAGGATCGCCTCTGTTAATTCCAAATCGGCATTCGATGATCGTACGATCGCGTGATGGCAGCCCAGCCAATGCCTTCTGGATGTATTTTCGAATCGCCTCGATACGGTCCTTTTCGTCAAGTAGTTCGGTATCCTGCTTCGGATCGGCCAGTACGCTGATCAGTTCATTTACATCGCCTTCGCTGTTGGAAATCGGAGCGTTCGCACTAACGAGCTTAGCTCCGTTCATTGGCTTCGCTGAATCCTTGCCATAGTGCGTGGCCTTCTGGACGGCCTGTCGAATGCCCCACACGGCGTAGCTTGCAAACTGAACCGGCTTGCCATTGACCAAATGGTTTGGGTTGAATTTCTTTGCTGACTTTAGGACCCCCTGCCATGCAATCTGGTGGATCTCTTCGTCGTCGAACCCAAACGCTGACGCTGCTCGATAAGTACCAATCGACACTCTGCGAAGGACAGCAGTGAGGTTCGGCCACTGTTGGCAGTAGTCATCGCAAAGCTTTCTCTGCTCGGCTGTCAGTGGCTCGACTGGGGTTTCGCCATCTGTTCGCGGCCGAATGACGTTAGGTCGTACTTCCCCTCCGGAGTTTTTTGAAACCATGCCGAGTTGAGGTATCTGGTGACCGATCCCCTTGGGCACTGCGCCGCTACAATTGCGTCGGTCATTCTGATTGGCCCGTTCTTTTGGATCGCCTGTCCGATAAGTCGTCTCTTGAATTCTTGGTTGCTGGATCGCCCCAGAGAGGTTTTGGATGACGAAGAAGGCGAGCTGCTCGACTTGCTCAACGCCGGCGACGGAGAACGGGCCGCCCTGCCCGGACTGTCCAGAGCGGCCTTCGGTTTTCCCGATAGCACGTCCCCACCGACGAGCGTTCGTAGAGCTTTGAGGAAATCGGCCACGGCCTGAAACTGGATAATCCGCTCATCGATGACGGCTAGTCGATCGACTCCTGGACGCTCTAGCTCATGAAGTAGGTTTGTCGCTGCCTCGATCGACATCGTCATTGTCGCTTACCTCGATTGTTTCTTTGTTTCGATTGGTGATTCCGGCTTGGTCATTCGCCTTCAAGTCCTTTTTGTTTGGCGATCCAATCTGTCACGCTGATCGTGAGGTCCTCGTCACCCGGCTCGTACGTCTCCGGGTCGGCGATCTGCGACTTCGGTATCCAGTAGTCCTCGCCTTCGATGACGAGCAGGAACGCCGACGCGGTTTCGCGGACGACCTTTTCGACGGTGAGGTGCACGTAGCCGGATTGGCTCATTGAATGCTCCCGCTGGAATTGAGAAGGTCAATCCGTTGCCGTGCAATCTCAATCTGCGACTCCCGCACGTCGCACCCGATGAATTGTTTCCCCTGGCCCACCGCTGCGACGGCCGTCGTGCCGGTACCGACGAACGGATCGCACACTCGACCACCGTCCGGGCACCAGCCGCGAATGAAGTAGTCGGCCAGGCGAACGGGATACGGTGCCTCGCCGCTGCATGCGAGCTGATCGTCGGCCATGTCGATCTTGCCGTCCGGACCGACGCGACCCATGTGGCCACCGCCGACTGTGAATCGGACCACGTCGCGAGGTCGGGATAACGTGCCCTTCTTCACGCCATGTTTCGCGATGGATCGCTCGCCGTTGGCCTTGCGTTGTCGCCCTGGTCCCGAGTCGAACTTCGCTGCGTGGCCGATTGCCGTCGGGTTGTAGAACGGCTCGATGCCGAATCCGTGGCACGCGATGACCATCTCCCAGTCATGCCCCGGGTACTTCGGCCCGCCTGGTGCGCCGTTCTTGTGCCAGATGTGCGGCGTGCGTTGAACTAATCGACGGCGTGTCGTTGCTAGCGTCCATAGCAGGCCTTCAACCGCTGGGATGTATGCGCCATCAATGCGTGGGGAATCGACGACACAGAACACCATGCCGCGACTGATGCGACAGCATTGGTCGAGTACGCCGGCCATCCAATCGACCCAGTCAAGCGAATTGTCTGGAATGTAGGTATTGGCCGGCATGTCGCGGTAGCGTTTCACTTTCAGGGCGTACGGCGGTGAGAACAGGACAAGATCGACCGACCGATCAGCTTGCCGTTGGAGGAACGCAAGGGCGTTGCCTCGTTGGAATTCGCAGTCGGCGTTCATTTCGCGTCAACCCCGTTCTCTTTCAGGTACCGTTCCAAAATTCGAAACGTCGTCACTTCCGCCATGGCACGCCCAGGCACGAACCACCAGTGCACGGTCTGGAACCGCTGCTGCCACGCGATGACCGTGCGGAATATCGACTTCGCGGGAAGCATCGACCGTCGCGGCTGGTCGGCCAGGAGTTCGGACCATTCGGATTCGACGACGATCGCCGCCGCGTGGAATGACGCCAGGCGAGCCAGCTCCGCTTCGAACCGACGGCGACCCGAGCCGAGCGTACCGAATAGGTCCGACTTCGACTTCCGTTCGACCGCGACACGGGTCGTGTGACCTTCGAGGGAATAGTCGCCTGATTTCAACCCTGTGCGGTACCACTGCACCGCGACCGGTCCGCCGCCGTCCGCTTCATCCGCAACAATGGAATCGAATGAAAATGGCAATTGCTCTCGGGAGTCAATCGCCACGGGGACAACGAACGCACCGTCGCGGATCATGGTTGGCCTGGCCGACTTCATGCCGTTGCCTCATCTTCCTCAGTCTTCCCACCAGCGACGATCAACTCGCTCAAAAACGTTCGTCGCCGATCAATCGACCGCCGCTGAATCTGCTTGTCGAACACCGCTTTCGGCCCGACGACGATCGTCAGTTTCGTCGCTCGCGAAATCGCGGTATACCACCAGTTCACGTCGGCGATCTGCCCGGCCGCCATGTCCGCCACGATGACCACGCACGGGAACTGACTGCCTTGTGATTTGTGCGTCGTGATCGCCCAGGCGAAGTCCACGTCGGCCGCTGACCCGCCTCCGGTCGTTTCCTCGCCCGTCTCGCTGTCCGTCGTTTTCTTGCCGACCGGCACTTGCACCAGCGGGACGCCGAGCGATTCATCCCCGAACCGCACGACAGAACCTTTCTCGCCGACGGCGACGACCCGGCCGAGCTCGCCATTCGCGACATACCATTCCGTCTCGCCGTCGTTCGACGTCCACGGCTGGTACCAGCGGGCGTCCTCGTACTGCTCCTGCGTTCGCAGCTTCCCCGTCACGGCGACGATCTTTAGCCGAGTGTTCCGCAGGCAGATGACCTTGTCACCGACGCGGAACCGGTTTCCCCTGGCCGACGCACCGGATTGGTTGAGCAGCCGGCCGAGCGAATCGTTCATCGCCGTGCGGGACGTATCCGACTTGTCGTTCAACCCGACCAGGACTTGCGTTGCCCAGGCATTGTCGAATCCGATCGTCGGCAGGTGGGCCAGGAGATCCGTGACCACGCGGGCGGTATCGGCACCAGGGCATTCCAGGAACCGGAGATTCGCCGGAATCTCGGCGTCGAGGTCAACGCGTTCGGCGAACTTCGGTGGCTTGCCGGCCTTGATATCGGCACATGCGCGAACGATCAGCCCCGCGTTCCGTCGCACTTCGGTGAGCAGGCCGTACGGGACGAGCGACCCGCCGGCCGCGAGCATATCCCGCAACGGTGCACCGTGGCCAACCGGCGCGAGCTGGAAATTGTCCCCGATAAATAGAACGTTCGTGCCGTCGGCGAGCGAATCGAGCAGATCCGCCATGAGCGACGTGTCCACCATGGACGTCTCGTCGATCACAAGGAACCGACAGTCGAGCGGGTTGGTCCGGCATCGCTGGAATCCCCATCCGCCGCCGTCGTGCCCGTTGCGACCGATCTCAAGCAACTGGTGGATCGTCGTCGCACGGATGTCCAGCCCCCGTTCGCGGAGCGATTCGCCGGCACGGACAGCCGCCTTCCCGGTTGGCGCTGCGACCTTGACTGCGTATTCGCCGTATCGCTCAATGATCTGTTTCAGCAGGAACGACAGCGAGTGAGTCTTCCCGGTACCAGGCCCGCCGACGAAAAGTCCGACCGGGCCGCGTGTGGCCTTTGTGATCTCGGCGACCTGGTGATCGGACGGATATCCATTTGTCCCGACGACCGATTCATCGCCCGGCGATGCGAGGGTTGGCCAGAGGGATGAGTGCCGGTTCAGTCGATGAATCGCGTCGGCGATTCGCTGCTCGGCGTCCGCCCGTTCTCGCAGGGACACGTACCGGGCATCGCCGTCGCGACGGATGCGAATCCGGCCGGCTCGTTTGAGGATTGTCAGGGCGCGGATCGGTTCGGCCGTGGGAATTAACCCGACGACGCCGATGCAGATCGTCTTGGCGTCAACCCACGTCGATCCGGACCTATCCTCACGAATGAGCCATTCCGCGGCGAGGGCCTGACGTTTGAAGGAATCAGCAGGCAGGCCGAGATCGAGATAGAGCTTATCGACCCGTTTGAACCCGCAGCCTGGGAAACGACGGGCGAGCAGAGCGAACGGGTTCTTGGCGAGCAGCTCGGGAGCGGCGACTCCCCAGGCGGTGATGCACGTACTGATCAGGCGGCCAGGGAACCCACGGCCGGCGAACAGATTGAACAGATCGATCCGCGTTTGCTCGACAGCCTGCACTCTGGCCAACTCCACCGCTGCGAGCTTGGCCGATTCTGCTGAAATGAACCCGTCCTCGGCGACGGTTTCCGGCGACTCGCGGAGCATGCGGACCGCGTCGGAACCGTACTTATCGAAGATGCGGTCGGCTGTGACCCGGCCAATCCCCGTGCACGTATCGGCAAGGTACTTCGTGACGCCGGCCCGACCGTGGGCCGAGTGCAGGCACCAGGTGTCGAACCGGAACTGCGGGCCGAACTTCGATTCATCCCATCGGCCCATGAAACGGTAACGATTCCCCGACGCGAACGCGGACGACGGTGCGGACCCGACGGCGGTCGTCCCGCCGCCGAGTTCGAGGATCACGTACGGCGCATCGTCGTCGCACCACTTCACGCGAGCGAACGGCGCGACGTGTTCACGCCGTGTGCGATCGCGGGGCATTGCGTTGATGAGGGCCATCGACATCGGAGCGGCTCGCGTTCGGTTTAGAGTTTGCTCACATCGACTTTGCCGTTCGTTCCGGACTTCGTCGTCGGCTTGGCGTCCTTGTCCTTCGCGGTGGTGGTCGATGCGGTGGCTGTCGCGGCCGCTGCCTTCCCAACCTTCTCCGCCGCCTTCTTGTCGTCGGGGTAGTAAATCCCGCCGAACGCGATCCGCGATGATGAACCGACCGAGCTGTCGTCCCGCTTGTACGTTTCCTCGACGACTTCGATGATGCACTTCGTGTCGAGGACGTCCATGAAGTCCTGCTTGCCCTCGACGGGGACGACCTTCTGCGTCTTCGGATCGCGAGCCAGCACGCCGAGCCGCAGGCCGAACAGGATGATCCGATCCTGCGTACGTTCGGCGTCCGTCTTCCAGAGCGTGTCCGTAACGTGGCAACCTTTGAAGATGCCGCCGCTGACTTCGAACGTCAGTTCGCAGCCTGGCGTGCCCTTGGCGTTCGAAGTGATTTCCTTCGCACCGTGGAGCGTCGCGTGATAGAACCCCGGCGGAACCTTCCCGCCAGCGGCCATCATCGCTTCGACCTGGTCGGCCTTCTTGTTTTCGAGCGGGATGTCGGCAAAGAAACTCATGAGAGATACCTTTCGTGTGCACGGAGGAAGCCGGTCACTGCGTCCCATTCGAACGCAGAGTCGCACCAGTTCGGCGGATAGCCGACGGCCAGGAGTCCCGACGCGTACACGACAGCGGGTCCGTAGGTGCCGACCGCTTGGGTAAGCCCACGCGGCCATTCGAGAGCGTCAAGGTCGATTGCATTCCGAGCGAATTGAATCGCGTCCTGCAATTGCCCGATTACTTCTTCGCCGGGCCGAACCCCGGCCCGGTAGGGAAATCGTGTTTCTTCCGGAGCTGCTCGATCAGATCCGCAGCCTGAGTGCAGGACAGATCGCGAGCCGTCGTCACGCGGTACGGGTGGAGGACTTCCAGCCAGGCGGCGCGTTGGGCGTCGTCATCGTCGTTTGAGATCGAGCGGAATGTCATTTCGGACTGGCGGAACTCGGCGAGGGTTTCGAGCTGGGATTGGAGGATCGGACCGGCGTCGAAACCTGCGGCCGGGGAACTGCCATCCTTGGCCGACCCTTCCTCTTCCGTCGTCGTCGTCACTGGCGTCGCGGTCGCTTCGCTGGGTTGGCCAGGTGAAGTGGTCTGCACGTCGATCACTTCCGCCGTCCGTACCGTCGCACCCGGCAAGTCCATTGCTTCTTCGGTGAAGATGCAACCGCAGAGAACGTCTTGGAACTCGTCACGGCACGCGAACCCTTTGGCCCGCCACATGAGCATGCGTTCCGGGTACGTCTGCCACGGTCCCGACTTGCCCCAGAGGCCGGCACGGATCGCGTCTTGGACTGAGAACTTGGCGGTACGGGATGATTCGGTACCGGTACGTTTGACCGTGAACACGGCAGTGTAATCGCGGTTCGTCGGCCGGCCTGAGTCGTCGGGTGATGGTTCGCCTTCGAACGATTCCTCGATTGATTCAAGTAGGCCAGAGGAACGGATCAGTGCCAGTGCTGCATCCCCCCACAGCGTCGGCTTACCGTTGACGATCATCACGTTCGCGACGGCTTGGGTGGGAGGCAAGCCGAGGTCGCGACCGACTTCGATCTTCGCGGCGACCGCTTCTGGACGGGATGCGTCCTTGCCGCCGAGTCCGCCTTTGTGGAGGATCGCGGCGTATTCGAGCAGTGCTGATGCGTAGCCTGGCTCGATGGAACGGACCGCAGCGGCTGACCGTCGTAGTGCCGTTGATTTTGTTCCGGGTGATCCGGTCGTCGTCTTACCGCGTGGCGGCATTGGAATGTCCTTCGCTGCGTGTGAATTGGATTAACAGATTGCCTCATTGGGGAATCGAACCCCGTGATAGAAGTCGGTTATGAGCCGTGCTATCACCGCCTGGTTGTCGGCGTTCCCGCTCTCCCTCTCCCAAGTCTCTCGCGAACGCCGGCCGTGCATGAGGCAGTACAAGTGACAGTCGATTGTCACCGTCAGTCGCTCAGTCCGAACCGTCGATGTCCACATGATCGTTCGCGATGTCCGTCGCGTCGTCCGCCGCATCGACGATCGATTCCACGTTCGGCGACTTCTCTTCCCAGCAGTCCGTATCGTCGTCGTCGTCGGCTTCGTCCGCCTCGTTGTCGGGGTCGGCCTCGTCATCCAATGCCGAGTCGTCCACCAGGTCCAACTCAGAACCTTCGCCGCCGGTGCCGTCGTCGTCCGTGCCGTCGTCGTTGAACTCAGCCCCGCCTACGTTCACGTTCGCCATGACGCCGCTCCTTCCGTCGTTCGTGGAGAAGATGGCCGGCCTACTCAGCCGCACGCCCAATTACAACCTTTCAGCCGGCCAAGTGGTCTCGCCTGGAATCGAACCAAGTTCACCTATGCGTCAGCGGTTGCTGCAAAGCCGCCAACAGGTTGGACACCATGTCCATCCGAGACCTAGTCGTCGCCGTCACCGTCGTCGTCAACATTGGCCGGCCTACTCTGCCCCGTCATGCACACCACTACAAAACAGTCATTTCAGCCGGCCAACCCACACCGCAACGAGCGGTGGTTCCTCGTGATCCATGCCCCGTTCCCACAAGCCACCCGACACGGGACCACGTCGTATTGCCAGCCGGACTCCGCAGCATGGCAGTGGTTCAAAGGTCGCGTCGCTAAATGTCCTCGTCGAACTCCCGCTCGAATCCCATCGCGATCCGCAGCCGCCGCATCCGACTCCGCATCTGATGCTTGAAGTCACCCAGCAGCAGCAGAGCCAGCACGCCGGACGCCGCACCGCAGAACGCAAGCATGTCGCGGATAATCTCGAACAGCGTGCCCATGTCAGTTCCTCTGAGCGGGTACGTATTCACCGTCGCCGACCAACGCGACCTCGTAAGACTCACGCCAGACCATCCGGCCCGAGCCTTCGAGTTCGACCAGCATTAACCCGGCGGTGTTGATCTGGATGATCCGGCCGAACGAATTCCATTCGCGTGACGTGAACGGGAAGCGAGTCCGCACGCGAGCGTTGAGCAGCTTCTTTAGATCGCCCTTGGCGACGAGGAACGCCGCGACGTGTTGCTTCGGTGCCAGGTCAGACGGCGACGGTGGTGGCGACGATGCGGGTGCGTTCGTCAGCGGGATCACGTCCGTCACGACGGTCGATGACACTTCGTTGGGTTGGCCAGAGGATGCGTTCGCGAGGCCGACGCCGATTTCGGATGCCGGATGCTGAACCAATCCTGATATCAAACTCGACAGGATCGTTGCGGAATACGAAGTGTGCACCTGGTGGCCGAGCATCTTGCCGGACAGGTCGCGAGCGATGATCGTGATGGAATCGCCCTGGCGTTCGAGGTGCAGCCGCATCGTGCCGGCGAATCCCGCCGTCGTTTCCAATGGGATTTGCGTAGCAGGTCTGGCACTGCCGCCGGTCAGCTTCGCGATTATTTGGGCGATAATCTTCATTGGGCGATCCTTCCGTGTCGTGTCAGTCCGTGGTCTATTTCAACTCCGCCAGCCAGTTCTCGATGTCCTTCCGACGCCAGCGAGGATTCCCGCCAAGGCTCGCGATGTGCTTCGGGAAGTCACCGCGAAGCCGCCAGCGGTCGAACGTCGATTCGCTCACGCCAAGGAGCTGGGCCGCGTCCGACACGCCGACAAGCAGCGGAGCATTCGCCGCGGCTCTCACGGCCTTGACCAGCTCGGCACCGAACGTCATCGCTTCCATCTGGCCTACCCTTCCCACCCCGACCAACCCCCGGCAGGATCGCTTCCAACCCTGCCGGGGGACTTCCGTTCATTCACGTCGGGGATTCTCGTTTTTGATTCGAGGTTTGTCAGTGCCCTCGTGATGCCTTCGTGATGCCTTCGGCGCAAGACGGTGACCTTACTTCTCTTGTGGAAGCTGGTAGCCCAAATTTTTGTTGGAAATAATTATTTGGCGGTTGGCCATGTCCGCTAGCGTGCGACGGAAACTGCCGTTTGCGGGATCCTTTTCGAGGATCAAAGCGATCTCTTTCGATTGAACCCACTGGCCCGGCTTGTACCGGGCGAGCGTATCAAGAATGTCCTGCTCAAGTGATTCGTGGCGTGGCCCCATCGGTACGGGAATCGTCGCGTTGCCATCGGGGCATCTGATTACCAACTCCATCGCCGTGGCATTCGGGCAAATCGTAAGCATCTTCCCGACGACGACGCTGTAGGCCGTCGCCAGGTCAATGTCGTCAGGTTTGAATCTGTCCGACGCCACGGGTCACGCTCTTCTCTTCGCGAACATCGCGAGCACCGCTTTCAGGAATCCGACACGAACCACGCCGTTGTCACACGGCGGACGGGAAACGTCGCGTCATGGCGACGGGAGGGGGTTGATTACTTGCAGAACGCCATCAGCATGATCCCGGCGAACAGCGTCCAGCAGATGATCGCGTCGCGGTAGTTGCGTTGCAGGCGGGTCATTGGTTCGTCCTCGTTAGGTATAGCTAGCATATACCGGGTAATTACCATAGGCAACCGCAAATCGGAGAAAATAATCGGAATCTCCAAAAAATATACACCCGATATATACCCGGCGTGATATCATCCCATGAACGACAGGTGCCATATGCCGCCGAAACATGACAAACCGCTGAAGACCCGCACTTACAAGCTGTCCGATGAGACTGTTGAAATCCTTCAACGAATCGCTGACGTTCTCACCGAATCGACTGGCATTAAGTGCGGAATGACCGACGCTTTGCGGATCGCTGTGAATGAGAAAGCCGCTGCGATGGGTCTGAAGACACCGAAGAAAAAGTGACCGTCCTTGCGAGGTCGGACCGTCCGGCCGTGCCAAGAAGATTACAATGCGCACAACCGTGCACTATATCAGTTGCTCAGATTGGTTATTATCTGTTGATGATCACCTTCCGCATGGGGTAGAAATGTCTAATTCAGCCAAGCCAATCGAGTTTATTCACGGCCGGTTTATCCCATCGACCAGTCAATTACCCGACCTTACTGGGATTCCGATCAGTTCCGAATGGGTCGATGTGATTGAGCAATTCCCCAATCAGTCTTTCGCAACGGAAGAAGAGGCGAGAGAGTACGATTCAAAAAACCAACATTCATCCGATTCGAATCTTAGGTAAAGTGTAAGGCAAACGAGAGACTGACGCGATGGCATCCCTCGTCCGCCCTCTCATTATCCGATACACGCTCCCATCCGGCCGTCGCTGTTCCCCATCCACGCCAGGTGCGATCCGCACGGCCGTCCATTCCCGCAAGTGGTACGGCCAGGGGATTCCCGGGCAGCCAGCGTCCAAGCGATTCCCGCTCGCCTCGAACCGCACGGCCGCTCAACGCCTGCTCGATAACCTTGTCCGGAATGCCGAACGTGGCCAGGCCGGCCTGCCAATCGAATCAGCATCGTCGGCCAAACTCGAACCGCTCATCACCCGATTCGAACGCGAAGTCGCCCTCGGCATGGTTGCACGAGGCAAGAAGCGCCGCCGACCCTCACCCACCCGCGTCCGCTCCGTGATCACCATGATCCGCCGGACCGTCGCCGATTGCGGTTGGAAGGTCGCCGAAGATCTGAATTCCGGTGCCGGTCGGTTCGCCGAGTACCTCGCCGATCGGCTCGCCCTTCCTCGCGATGCCGGCGGGATGTCGCACCAGACCGCGACTTTTTACCTTTCCACCGCAAAGCGATTCGCGTGGTGGCTGTCACGCCTCGGTTTACCTGTCCGTGCCGAGGTGTTCGACGCGATCCCCGGATTCGACCCGACGAACGAACGAGTGCATGCCCGCCGTGATCTGTCGCCAGCCGAGATTGGCCAACTCCTTACCGCCGCCCGGGCCGGGCCCAAGCGTGGCGGACTGTCCGGCGAGGATCGATATTACTTGTACCTCACCGCGTTCGCGTCCGGCTTCCGTGCCGGCGAGCTGGCCGCCCTGCAGCCTGAACACTTCGAATTGGAATCGACGCCGCCCGTCCTGAGTCTGCCCCACCGCCACACGAAGAATAAGCAGGCCGCACGCCAGCCCATTCCGCCTGCTGTCGCAATGACCCTACGGCCGTGGATCGCCCGCAAATCGCACGGCAGACCCGTCTGGCCGGGCACCTGGCGAGCCGAGCCTGGGCGGATGCTGCAGGTCGATCTTCGCCGGGCCGGGATTCCGTACCGCGTGGATACTCCTTCTGGTCCACGGTTCGCCGACTTCCACTCGATCCGCCATTCGTTCGTATCCGCCCTGGCTGCGACCGGCGTCGGCCCCAAGGAGCTGCAGGAACTGGCCCGCCACAGCGATCCGCGGCTGACCCTGTCGGTGTATGCCCACGCCCGTCCGGACGCCCTGGGCGAAGCAATAGGCCGTCTGACGATGCCCGGAATCGATTCAGGAGTTGGCCAGAAGGATGGTCTGATTGCGTCGATGAGCCGTGCCGAGCTGGAAGCCGCCGTGGCTCTGCTCGCCAAACTGTACGCAGCCTTGGTTGCACGCCCGGTTGCACCCAAAATGGCTGGCCCATCGCTTCCATTGGCTTCGGTTGACGGATTGACAGCGAGTCGGCGACCATTTTCAGCCGAGATGAAATCGCAAGATTGTCATGCGAAACAATAAAGATAACGGCTGGTGGCTTCCAATAAAAGCCGTTGACAATCATTACCCCCGACAGGAATCGAACCTGTGACCTAGCGTTTAGGAACCTTTTGTACACTTCACGCAACTGTTGTGGAAACGCTGGGTTGTGGCTCGCTGAAAATCGTGGTTGCATGCCGGGTTGCACTCGACGTCAGTCCCAACTTGTCCCTGTGATATGATCTGCCAATGGTCTACGTCTCGCTTTATCAACTCGTGCTCATCCGTGGCACTCGCCACCTTTGGCCGGATTGGTTTCAGTCGTTTTGTTGTGCAATCGAGCGAGACCCCAGTGACCGGCTGTCCTACCACCTCGTCGCCGACAAATGCGATGAGGAAGGCGAACCCGAACTCGCCGCTATCTTCCGTTGGTTCTGCCGCCATCCCGAAGTGCTGTTGACCGACGAACTCACAAGCCGACCCGCCGGATACGGAATCTGGCACGTTCGGAATCTGCCAAAAGCTTTGCAGTCATTCGAGGCCGAAGTCAACGAAGACGATCCGCAATCAGATGAGTGGAACCCGGTGTATCGAATCGTGAAAACCGGGAAAGTTATCGATGAAGTGCGGGCGCAGTTGTAAACCCCTGCTGGTGTTCGGCAGGGGTAAGCAGTCGTTAATAAGCCGCACCAGTGGTATACATTTTGAAAGAGTCAAAGTGAGGGTAGGGGATAGGACCGTTCCCAGTGTCTCTCGTAGATTCCACACACTCAAATGTGTAGACACAGCCCGGAGACCAGAATCCGATCGGATACTCGACGAACCAAGTTCCGTCCGTCTTCAATGTCGCTGCGGTGGTCTGGTTCACGATGTTGGCATTTGGGTTGTTAATGTTATGACCTGAAACTTTGATCTTGATTGACCAAGTACCAGAGATGGGCGCATATTCCCCGTCAACCCACGCTTTCCCGGTCCCAAGATTCTGGTGGATGATAAATGCTCGATTCGGAGCAGCAATCTCCTGCCCTTCAAAAGCCCAAGACGATCCCGTGTCAGGCCAGAGGGTGTGAAAACTGTACAAGCTGACGTATTCGATCGGAACCTTAGCCTCCGCCTTCGGCACCCCGCCGACGAACGGCAGTACAGCGAACCAAGTCAGTAGTGCGAGAAACGTACCGCGCATAAGTCACCCTTGAAGTTTGGGCCGTAACTTTGTGGCCCGAGGATTCAGGAAAAAGAAACACAGATTTTCCAGCCGTTGGAACGGCCGTTGGGCGATGGGAGAGGGCTAGCAATGCGAGTAGCGCGAAGTGCGCATTCCAAACGAATTCAAGTCACTGAGTCATTTATGATTGACCTCCATTCTGTTGATAAATCGAACGATGCCAGGATCTACACAATCATGGCAGACATACCGAGTGCCGCTTCAATCTCCGCGTGCGGAGTGATGAACACGTAGGTCGTATTCCCGGCGACGACCATCCCGACCAATTCCCGCACGACACCGGTCGGCGCCCAAGAAAGTCGGATCGCCGTACCGCCCGAGAAACCCGGCTCGGCCAGCGAAACGGCCCCGCGGATCCCGATGATCTGATCCGCGATCGCCGGCGTCTCCCCGCTTGGCCAGCGAATCGGCACAGGCTCTTCCTGGAACCCATCCACCTGGCCGACACCAACGAAGCGGCCCCGACCAATTGCGATCAATACTTCCCCTGGCTGCAGTTCTCCGGCGACACCGTCTAGCATGAATGACTGGTCTCCGAACTCAACTCGATTCGACAGTGTTACGCCGTCGGCCAGGTGAAATGCGGCTGCGTCCACAACGTATGGGATGCCCGGCTGGATCGTACTGACCGCAGATGGTGTGCCAGCCAGCAGCGGAACGCCGTCGAGTCGGCCAGGTGCGAGCAGTGATGGCAGCCTACCAACTGTCTCAAACGGACTTCGGCGGGCAACGTGCGAGGCGGTAACGACGTATTCATTCCCGGATGCGTCACGCATGGGAATGTAGCTCGAACCGGTTCCCACAGGCGAGGTACCGACCGAGCCGGAGATATCAATCTCGGCAAACGTTTGGAAGTCTCCCCACTTCGGAGGTGGGCCACCAGCGATCCCGATCGGACGATACACACCTGGCCGAGTGCCCGTCGTCGCCGGCAAATCAGGATTCCCAGCCGCACCATCCGTCTCGTCGAATACCGTCATCATGTCGAATGACGTCCACAATGCTCGTCCGCGCAGGTAATTCGTCTCATTCCCGACTGTCATCGTTTCGCCTTCGTACCCGGCTCGCGTGTACCCGGTCGGGAGTTGTACCGTCTGCCGGCCACTGGTGACACCTTCGTTGATATCGACCTGGCCCAGCGGATTGATCAAAACGACGTCTGGCGACCGGTCATGCGTGACGTCGCCGACGATGATCTCCCAGCCGTCGCGACGGCCCGATTCGGCACCGAAGAAGTCGGCCAGAGGAACGCCGTGCAGATCGAATGTGCGGACGTGTGGGCCGCCGCCTGGGCCCGGCACGGTATAAATTGTCTCCCCAACGATTGCGACAGAGATCCCACCCCGAAAGTCAGGGTCGTATGCGAAGAATCGGGAAATCTCATTCCCATCGCTATCGAACACGGCCACAACTGGGCCACCACCAGGAGCTGCACCCGTCACGACGATGCCACGATCATAGGCCACGTTGACCCCGTCGCGGAACGATTGCTCGTAAGCGAAGAAGTCGGCCGTCACGATTCCGCCGTCGCGAACTTGCACCCTTGGCCCACCACCTGCAGCAGCGCCAGTGACGGTGGTAAACTGATCGCCAGCGACTGCATGCGCGGCTCGAAAGTCGTCGAACGGAATAAAGTCTTCCGAGTCTGTGGCGATGATCCAGCCATCACGCGAGCCAAGGAATGCGGGGCATTCACGACGTTCAAGCGAAATAAATTGGAGCATGCGTTTCTCGCGATGAATAACGCCACGGTGGGAGTATGGAAGCTCCCACCGAGGCGACAGGGACCGGTACCGCTGGCACTGTTTCTCAGCTAGTGAGGATCACCTCCTCTCACGAGTGAGTGAGTCCACCGGCCCCGTGCACGGTCAGGCGAATAGAACCGCCAGTTTCATAATGAACTCGATCAGCTTCATGATCTTTTCCTGATTCGCTGGATCGGTAATCCATTCGATCAGTTGGCGAATGAGATCGCCGGGAGCGCCGGCCGGCGGATTGAAACCGGCTTGGATCGCGCAGCCGACAATCTGCTCGTCGGTGACTTTCTGACAACAGCGGAAGGCTTTCACCCAGCCGGCCGCACCGGTCCAGCCTTGTTCTTTCGCGAGTTCGGACGCAGCACGGACACGAAGCCGGAGCAGGCCGATCCGTGGCGTGTCCGCCGCTCCGACGATGATCCAGCCATCACGCGAGCCAAGGAATGCGGGGCATTCACGACGTTCAAGCGAAATAAATTGGAGCATGCGTTTCTCGCGATGAATAACGCCACGGTGGGAGTATGGAAGCTCCCACCGAGG